GTCTTATAGGCCTTCAAGGTGACCAAGGTGACATTGGCCTTCAAGGTGCTATTGGTCTTCAAGGTGACATTGGCCTTCAAGGTGCTATTGGTCTTCAAGGTCTTATAGGTCTTCAAGGTGACATTGGCCTTCAAGGTGCTATTGGTCTTCAAGGTGACATTGGCCTTCAAGGTACTATTGGTCTTCAAGGTCTTATAGGTCTTCAAGGTGACCAAGGTGACATTGGCCTTCAAGGTCTTCAAGGTGCTATTGGTCTTCAAGGTCTTATAGGTCTTCAAGGTGACCAAGGTGACATTGGCCTTCAAGGTGCTATTGGTCTTCAAGGTGACATTGGCCTTCAAGGCGCTATTGGTCTTCAAGGTCTTATAGGCCTTCAAGGTGACCAAGGTGACATTGGCCTTCAAGGTCTTCAAGGTGCTATTGGTCTTCAAGGTCTTATAGGTCTTCAAGGTGACCAAGGTGACATTGGCCTTCAAGGTCTTCAAGGTGCTATTGGTCTTCAAGGTGACATTGGTCTTCAAGGTGACATTGGTCTTCAGGGTGCTATTGGTCTCCAAGGTGACATTGGCCTTCAAGGTGCTATTGGTCTTCAGGGTGCTATTGGTCTTCAAGGTCTTATAGGTCTTCAAGGCGCTACTGGTCTTCAGGGTGCTATTGGTCTCCAAGGTGACATAGGTCTTCAAGGTGACATTGGTCTTCAGGGTGCTATTGGTCTTCAGGGTGCTATTGGTCTCCAAGGTGACATTGGTCTTCAAGGCGCTACTGGTCTCCAGGGTGCTATTGGTCTCCAAGGTGACATAGGTCTTCAAGGTGACATTGGTCTTCAGGGTGCTATTGGTCTCCAAGGTGACATTGGTCTTCAAGGCGCTACTGGTCTCCAGGGTGCTATTGGTCTTCAAGGTCTTATAGGTCTTCAAGGCGATCAAGGTGACATAGGTCTTCAAGGTGCTATTGGTCTTCAAGGTGACATAGGTCTTCAAGGTGCTATTGGTCTTCAGGGTGCTATTGGTCTTCAAGGTCTTATAGGTCTTCAAGGCGATCAAGGTGACATAGGTCTTCAAGGTGCTATTGGTCTTCAAGGTGACATAGGTCTTCAAGGTGCTATTGGTCTTCAAGGTGCTATTGGTCTTCAAGGTCTTATAGGTCTTCAAGGCGACCAAGGTGACCAAGGTGACCAAGGTGACATTGGTCTTCAAGGTGCTATTGGTCTTCAAGGTGCTATTGGTCTTCAGGGTGCGATTGGTCTTCAAGGTCTTATAGGTCTCCAAGGTGACATTGGTCTTCAAGGTGACATTGGCCTTCAAGGTGCTATTGGTCTTCAAGGTGCTATTGGTCTTCAGGGTGCGATTGGTCTTCAAGGTCTTATAGGTCTCCAAGGTGACATTGGCCTTCAGGGTGACATAGGTCTTCAAGGTGCTATTGGTCTTCAGGGTGCTATTGGTCTTCAAGGTCTTATAGGTCTTCAAGGCGATCAAGGTGACATAGGTCTTCAAGGTGCTATTGGTCTTCAAGGTGACATAGGTCTTCAAGGTGCTATTGGTCTTCAAGGTGCTATTGGTCTTCAAGGTCTTATAGGTCTTCAAGGCGACCAAGGTGACCAAGGTGACCAAGGTGACATTGGTCTTCAAGGTGCTATTGGTCTTCAAGGTGCTATTGGTCTTCAGGGTGCGATTGGTCTTCAAGGTCTTATAGGTCTCCAAGGTGACATTGGTCTTCAAGGTGACATTGGCCTTCAAGGTGCTATTGGTCTTCAAGGTGCTATTGGTCTTCAGGGTGCGATTGGTCTTCAAGGTCTTATAGGTCTCCAAGGTGACATTGGCCTTCAGGGTGACATTGGTCTTCAAGGTGCTATTGGTCTTCAAGGTGCTATTGGTCTTCAAGGCGCTATTGGTCTTCAAGGCTTAATTGGTCTTCAAGGGGCGGATGGTTCCCCAGACACAGCGGCAGAGGTACTAACCAAGATTAAGACGGTTGACGGGGCAGGATCGGGTTTAGATGCCGACTTACTTGATGGCGTTGGGGGTTCTGGTTATGTAAACATAACTTCCACCCAAAGCATTGGAGGTCAAAAGAACTTTAATAACGTAGTGCGTTTAACAGGCTCTGAAATAGGCAGTACTCCTTTATTTAGAATGACAGCAGGCACAAGCAGTGACGCAACAATACAGTTTGGCGATTCTGGTGACTTCGATATAGGTAAAATTAATTATGCCAACTCTGACAACTCAATGTCATTTACTACTAACGCGGGGGAAAGAGCTAGAATTACTTCAACAGGTGACTTCCTTTTAGGGAAAACTACTTATAGCACATCTAGTGTAGGGTGTATTCTTGATGCTAGCGGTTTAATATACGCTACAGCTAACCTTACTGGGTATCAAGGCATCAATGTAAGGAATAACTTTTCAACAGATTCACTAGCAGGTCTAAAGACGTTTAACGGTGTAGCACAAATAACCGCTACTTCCGCTACTGGTGGTGGACATAGTATTGCTATGGATGGTGGATTAAGTGGAGAGTATGCAAGATTCACTAGTGCCAAGCGACTTGGCATAGGCATTACCGCACCGGCTGAAGCACTGCATGTTGTTGGCAACATAGTGGCTACAGGTAACATTACTGCTTATTATTCTGATGAACGCCTTAAAGACTTTAAGGGAACTATCTTTAACGCACTAGATAAAGTTAACCAGCTTAACGGTTACTACTACACTCCTAACGAAACTGCCCAGTCTCTTGGCGTAGATTACAATGGCGTGGAGGTCGGTGTTTCTGCTCAGGAAGTTGAAGCAGTGTTACCAGAGATTGTTACCAAGTCTGCAATCGGTGATGACTACAAGACTGTATATTACGAAAAGCTAACCCCTCTTCTTATTGAAGCTGTAAAAGAACTGACTCAAAAAGTAGAGAAACTAGAATTAAAATTAATTGAGATGGAGAAATAATTATGGCTGTACTCTGGAACATTTTGGCGTTAGATGCTAACGTAGAAACAGGTGCAATTAACACTGCTCATTGGGAAGCTTCTGACTACGAAGTTGTTGATGGCGTAACTCATAGAGGCCGTAGGTATGGATCTGTCGGCCTTAAAGCTAATGTAGACGCTCAAGGCTTTATTCCTTGGGCTAAGGTTACCAAAGAAAACGCTATGGCATGGACGAAGGCTGCTTTAAATGCTTATAAATCTGATTTTAGTGATGAGGATTCTGAAATTGATAAAGTCGATTCCATTGAAAGATTTATTGCTGATGACATTGCTAAGTCTAAAGTCCCAGTAACCACCAGTGTGAATCCTTGGGTTGTAGCAGAGCAAAAAGCCGCTAATGAAGCTGCCCTTGCCGCAATTGCAGAATCTGAAGGCGGTGATTAATGACTCTTGCCGCTTCAGGAACAATGTCTCTTGCTGGCACTGAAACTGATAGGTCAGTTCAAGTGGAGCTTGGTGGTGATGGTACTACGCAGATGTCTATGAATGACGCTGCGGTCAGAGAGTTAGGAGGTCAAGAAACGGCAGGTAGCGCAATTAATATGTCTACTGATTTTTATGGAGCTTCTACCGTCTCTGGGATTACTGCTAGATATTGGCGTTTTACTAAATTTATACCAAACCAAAGCGGGTCTTTTCTTACTAGGATGGAGCTTTACACGGGGTTTGCGGGAGGTGGAAGCACTCTATGCACAACCAGCAACATTAACCGTAACTACGATGGTTATAATTCAACTTACAATTATTTAAAGGTTTTAACTACCTCTACTTATCAGGGTTGGTGGTTACTTGGGCAATCTGCGGCTAACCAGTTTGGCTATTACATTGGTTTTGATTTAGGAAGTGCAACAGAAGTTAAAAGTTTTTTGATTAGTGTTTACAGTAATGGCAGTTACGGTTGTTCTTCTATGGTTTTGCAATCATCAACAGACAATACAAACTGGACTGACAGAAAAACTGTTACTTTTGGGGATAGTGTTATACCAGCGGCAGATAGAAATCAAACAATTGACTTAACTTTAACGGAAACAGACTTAACTGTTACTGAAGGCACTGACATTTTTTCTTCTGCTGCATACTATGGATTTAGAGAAGAGCGTAACCCTGACGTTGGTTCAGTATCCCCAACAAGCTTAACTTTTGATGGTAAGACTCATCCTCTCCGTGACGCATATCGCAGAGTAAATCGAAGCGGCGGCGTAAATAATGACAGTACATCTGCATTCTGGTTTATCCTGTACAACGCCTCTGACGGCACTGCGCCTGCTGACGATTGGTTTTCCTCCCTTACCTTACAAACATCAGGAGATTCAGCTACTCTAACTCCAGCCGAGGCTACAATTGTTACGTCAGGTTCTGGATCAACTGGTCGTAAAGAGTGGAGATTCTTTTCTAGTGACTTTACAGCTACTGAGCTAACGAACTTTTCTACTCAGTGGGATGGCACCGGCACGTCAACAGTAACTTTTACAGAGTAATTAAATGACTATTATATTGAACTACGACACTCCCGCCGAAGGTCAAGTTAGACTGGCAGGAACTTATGAGGCAGGTGAAACTTCTGGTTCTTTTTCTTGTCCTGTTTTGTACAACGCTGAGGGGCAGGACATGGTTACAACAGAAGCTCGCACAAGACTTACCATACAGGAATCTTTAGATTCTGAAATTACTTAACTTTAAAGGGGATAAAAATGAAATACTTATTACTAGCAATACCATTGGCTTTGATGGGCTGCCAAACTTTCAATGCTGCCGTAGATGGTGGGCAAAACATTGTAAATAAAACCATTGCTGCTACCGGTTCAGCAGCGGCGGACATTACGCAAGCGGTAGGCGCAGATGTAACCAGCACGATTACTTATGGGACTGATGGGGTAGCTGACGGCATCCGCAAGGCTACCAACGCCGAGAAAAAGTAAACACATAAGGATCAAAAAAATGGATAAATTCAAAACCGCAGTTACCATAATTGCAGCAGAGGAAGGGTACAGGGCTAAAGTATACCACTGCACCCTAGGCTACCCTACAATAGGGGTAGGCTTAAAGGTAGGGCACCACGGGCAGCCTCTTGGGGATTTCAAGGGGTTTCCGAGTATGCCGAGGGATGTGGCAGAACTCTGGTGCAGAATACACGCAGAAGATGTGGAGGCTAGTTTTAAAAAATATCCTCTTATTCTGGCGGCGGCTGAAAAATGCAATGATGTGCAAAAAGCCGTTTTAATCTCCATGGGGTATCAGTTGGGCGTTTATGGCTTAAGCAGGTTTAAAAGGATGTTGGGCCATTGTATTAGCCAAGCTTTTGAAAAAGCAGCGGAAGAAATGCTTGATTCACTGCTGGCAGACCAAGCCCCGAAAAGAACAGAAAGACAAGCAAGGATGCTTACGACTGGGAAGCTTTTGGAGTATTACGGGGGTAGCCTATGAAGTTCTTTAAGAGCCTAATTGGCCCCGTAGCGGATCTACTAAGCGAGGTTGTGCCTGACTCAGACATGCGCATGAAACTGGCAGCAGAGATTGACACGCTGGCATCTAGGCAGGCCACAGAGCTAGCAAAGGGACAGCTTGAAGTTAACAAGGAAGAAGCAAAAAGCGCTTCGATGTTTGTGGCGGGTTGGCGCCCGTTTATCGGGTGGACTTGCGGGATGGCGTTTTGTATGAACTTTATCTTGATACCCTTCGGGAATTTTGCCCTGTTGTTATCTGGCTCGGGTGTAGTTTTGCCGGGTATCGACCTGGCAACAATGATGCCCGTCCTAGGCGGCATGTTGGGTCTTGGTGGATTAAGGACATTCGAAAAGGTAAAAGGAGTTTCAAAGAACCAGCCAAGCGCAGTTGATAAAATAGTGAGTACCGGCATAAACTACGCAACTAGTAGAATACGAGGTAAGTAGTAAGCAACCCCCTAGGGCGTCCGTAATGGGCATCTTAGGGGGTTTGTTTCCAAATTAGAGTGTTACACAGCTATAACGCGAACACGCCACCACAGGCAAGTAGGCGGCGTTTAAGGCGTTGGCGTAGGCTTGTATCTCCAAGGCAGACCACGGCGTACCGTCATCGTGAATAAATGTAGGAAGCTCCGCGGCCTTTTTCCAGTAGGCTTTGCTTTCGGCCTTAGTCTGCTGGGTGCCGTCTGGGTTAAAAGTAGGTATTGGGTCAAAGATAGAGCAGCCCGGAGATAACAGAAGTACCGATATTAACAATAAATTTTTCATTTTGTTACCTGAGTTGCCCCCGAAGGGGCGGTTAGATTATTCAGCGTCTGCGACTAACTTTTCAAAATGCTTTAAATCGTTTTCGAACATAGCGCCAAACCTTACGTGCTCTTCGGGAGTCATCATAGCCAAAGTGGCTTTTAAAGATTGAACTTTTTCTTCATAAGTAGGGATTAAGTTATACATTTTATTTATCTCTGTTTCGTTGAATGTGCGCCTATTATAAGGCACCCGGTAAGCTTGTCAACACTTTATTTAGTTTCTTTTAAAAGTATTTAAAAGAATGTTCAGTTCGATAATTCCAAACTCGCAACCTTTGATTCGGTCGTTATCACCACACAATATGTTGGCTTCCAGTGCTTTTTTTAAGTCAGCAATTTGGGCGTTAATGGTTGCTTCGATGTTTGTAATATTCATTTTATTTATCTCTGTTTCGTTGAATGTGCGCCTATTATAAGGCACCCGGTAAGCTTGTCAACACTTTTTCGCACCAAAATTTCGGGTTATGCTACACTTTTTCGCACCAATGTCGAATTACTAGCGCCTACTATATATACAAAGCCCAAAAAATGCCCTAAAAAGTTAAAACTACCCATTATGATCAACAACCAAAAACACAGAGGCCAGAAAATGACACCCACAGAATTCCGAGCACTATTACTAGATTACGACTCCGACAGCAGAACCCAAAAAGCCCGCGTTGAAGGCATACTTCGCAGACAACCTACGTTGATGGCTGTTTATTTGGCTGTTATCCATGCGTGAAGCTGGCCTCTTTGTGGGGCATACGTCATGCGAAGCGTGTGGGTCCTCAGATGCAAACGCTGTATATGATAACGAAGACATCCAGACCACCTATTGTTTCGCTTGCCAAGCTACCGGCACACAAGAAGAGGAGATAACTATCCAAGGTTTCGAAAAAGTAAGTACCGAGGTCCCCGAAGTCCCCACCCTAGCCCGTGGTTTCCGTGATCGAAAGATTACCAGAGCCGCCGCCGAGTTCTTCAATGTAACCGTGGCAATGAGCGGCGACGATATCACCCACCACTACTACCCCTACACTAAATTAGGCGAGGTTACAGGGTACAAGGTTCGGCAGGTAGACGGTAAAATATTTAAAGCCATAGGCGACAAGAAGAACACCGAGCTATTTGGCCAGTCAAAGTTTAGCCGAGGTGGTCAGAAGCTGATAATAGTCGAAGGGGAGCTTGACGCCCTCGCTGTGGCACAGTCGATGCTTGACGAGTACAAGAAGGTCTTTCCCGTTGTATCGGTCCCTGACGGTGCCCAGAGTGCCGCCAAATCTATCTTGGCCAACCGCGAGTGGGTCAGATCGTTTAATGAAGTTATTGTTATGTTCGACCAAGATACTCCCGGCCAAGATGGCGCCAATGAAGCAGCCAAGGTTATCGGAGCGGATAAAGCCAAGATTGCAAAGCTAACCACAAAAGACGCCTCTGATGAATACGTAGCCCTCGGGGCCAAGGGTATATCAAGCGCTGTTTGGAATGCGGCAAAATGGCAACCCGCGGGCATAATTAACGCAAAAGACACCTGGGAGATATATCAAAGTGAAAAAGACGCAGAGTACCAGTCGTTTCCGCCGTTTCTTGAGGCACTTAACGAAAAGATCCATGGAACACGCTCGGGCAGCATTACGATGCTTACTAGTGGCACTGGATGCGGTAAAACTACATTCGTTAAAGAGAATATCTACCACATCTTGCGCACTACTCAGGATCAGATTGGACTTGTTAGCTTGGAGGAGAGCACAAGCGAAACTGTTAGGGGGTTCCTCAGTCTCGATTTATCTAAGAGGGTCGGACTTCCGGGTGTGGATGTATCTATTGAAGAAGAAAAAGCTGCGTTTGATCGCACTTTGGGCACTGGTAGAGTTCTTATGCTTGATCATCAAGGGAGTTGTGAAGATACTTCTTTGGTCGATAAACTGGAATTTCTTGCTTTATCTGGGTGTCGGCATCTTGTTCTTGATCATATTACCATTGCTGTATCTGAGTCGCGTGATGGTAATACTAATCAAGCCATAGATAGTTTAATGTCGCAATTACTCAAGATCACCAAGAAACACGATGTACACATTACCTGTATCAGTCACCTGCGAAAGGTGGGAGGTGGTAATACGTCATTCGAGGATGGCGGTGATATTAGTATGGACGATTTAAGGGGTTCAGGTTCGCTAAAACAGATTTCTGCGCAAGTCATCGCACTATCGAGAAACCTATCAGCCGAATCAGAACGTGAAAGACACACAGTAAAAGTAAAGGTTCTAAAAGACCGCTGGACAGGCGCAACTGGATGGGCGGGGTGTTATCAATTCGACCACGCCACCGGACGCCTCAAGCGGGCGGAAGGGGCTTTTGATTCTAACGGATTTACAACGGAGGAATAAAAATGAAAGCACTATTGTACGTGTTGCTTTTTCCGACTATGGTTATAGTGGGGCTTTTGGCGACTTGTTGGTCTGCAATCTGTCTGCCGGTCCAAGCGTCAAAGGCTACAATAAAAATGATAGATAAACTTACAAGCGAGGTGGATACACTATGACCGATATACAAGACTTTATTGGATCTATTGATGAGGAGGAAAGAACCGCAGCATTTGGGCGGATGTTAAACGCGGGCGCCATGGTTAACCTTGACGAGGCTATCATTGCCACGCTAGAAGCCCTTTCAGACGGTGGCGAGTATACAGGCACCGATTATATGATTGACCCCTATGCGGTCTTAGATGGCGTCAATACCCTATTCCGGGGGCTTGATATGAACCCGCTAGAAAGTGAAGCTTATAAGATATTGCAAGACTGTTGCGACTGTATGGAAATAGAGGACGAGGGCAAACCATGAGCGTATTAGATGAAGCTACGCCCGCAGAGTGGGACGCGGCAACCAAAAAGACCCTAGAAAATATTTACGGGGTAAACGAAGAGAAAGTTAAATACTGCCGAGACTTTGGGGAAACCCGAAAGACTCAGGTAGGCGGTACGCATTACATTAAAGAAGGCGGTATTCAGCCAATAGAATTTATCACATCAAACGAAATCCCTTTTAGAGAGGCCAACGTCATTAAATACGTGTTCCGACACACCAACAAAAACGGCGTAGAAGACTTGCTAAAAGCTAGAGATTATATTGATATGATAATAAACGATTATAAAACTAAACAGGAGAAATAAAGAATGATCTTAAAAAATGTTGAAATTATGTGGGCACACCTTGAACCAGAAAACCCAGATGGAGGTTTTGATAAAGCAACCCCACAATGGAACCTGCAAGCTATTACTAGAGACAAGTCACAAGCCGAAGAGTGGAAGGCAGCAGGACTCACCCCAAAGCCTGACAGTGACGACACCGGTTTAATGTTCAAGATTAACGTCAAAAAGCTATGCGAGCAGAAAAACGGCCAGCCTAATAAGCCCGTCCCCGTTGTAGGTAGGGATATAATGCCAATTGAAGACGTTTCAATTATTGGTAATGGCTCTGTGGGTAACGTGAAAGTCCGAACTTTTGACTACGATTTTAACGGTCGCCAAGGCGTAGGCGTTCGATTGGAGTCGGTGCAAATTACAAAGCTGGTCGAATACAAAGCAGCAGGCAGCGCAATTCTTGAAGGCTTTGATGCGTTTGATGCTGACGACACTAGCACAGACGACTGCGATGCTTATTGATATTGTGTTTATGATCGTGGGGGCCGTGCTGGTCTCCGTGTTTATCGACAGCCAAAACTACAAATAAAACTAAAAGAGGTCTTTTATGAAACCATTAAAGGTAATATTCGACGCAGAAACCAACGGTTTAAACCCAGACGTTATCTGGATGATTGCTACAGAAGACCTTGACGGAGATAAAGGCTTCTTTACTGATTACGAGGACGGCTACCCCTCTATCTCTGAGGGGCTGGCTTACCTCAGCTTGGCTGATGTACTTATAGGCCACAATATAATTTCTTATGATTTACCCGTATTAAAAAAGCTTTGCAACTGGCAGCCTGCCAAATCTCAAAAGCTGGTAGATACAATGCTACTCTCACAGATGAACGATTTCGAGCGCCCACAGTTCGACCATCTAGTGAAGAATAAGTTTGCTGGCAAGCATAACATGAAGGTATGGAGTCAATTTTTAGGAGGTGAAGAGAAGCACGAAGATCCTAGCTGGCTGGAGTATTCCATTGAAATGCGGGAGCGCTGTATCTCTGACGTATCAATTAACGTAAAAATGTACCGCTATATGATGCAAGAAATCAAAGCGATTGTTGCAGCCTCCCCCAACTACGGCCAAGCTATAAAGCTAGAACATGATCTGGCGCTGGCAATGGCAGATCAGGAGGCTAACGGCTGGCTAATTGACACGGTAGCAGCTAAGAAACTTTTGGCTTATATTGAAGTCGAGATGTCCAAAATAGAGCTTGAAGTTGAGCCACTGCTAAAGCCTCAAAAGGTGTATCTTGACAAAGAACCCCGAGAAGCCAAGCGCCTTTTAAGTGGTGCTTGGGATAGAGTCACCCGCGACTGGTTCGGAGACCGTGAAGTTGTCAGCCCTTATCAGCGTTTTCGAATTGTAGATATGAAGCTCGGCAATAACGAAGCGGTCATTAATCTACTGTTGGAAAACGGGTGGGTGCCGACCGAGTGGAATTGGGGACGCACTGAGGAAGGTAAGTTTTTCAAGAAGTCCCCCAAGCTTACCGAAGACAGCTACGACAGTATCAAAGGTGACCTAGGAAAATCCGTGGCACACTGGCGGGTCTTACGATCCCGTAGGGGCTTTATCACTGGTATCTTTAAGAACATACGTGAAGACGGCCACCTGTCGTGTAGGGCGTTTACAGTGGGTACAAATACCTACCGTTGTCGCCATGCTGGCATTGTTAACGTTCCCGGCGCCTATGCTGTCTTAGGTAAAGAGATTCGAAGCTTATTCCACTCGGCGGCGGGTCGCTCAATTGTAGCGGCTGACTCTGACGGCAACCAGCTCCGCGGGATGGCTCATTATGTGAATAACCCCGAGGTGAGCAAGGCTATTGTCAGTGGCTCAAACGATGACGGTACAGACATCCATACACGCACAGCGAACATTGTAGGCGTTTCGCGGCCTGTAGTTAAAAACCTGACTTATGCCCTAATCTTTGGCGCTGGTGATAATAAACTAGGCGAAACCGCAGGCATGAAAGGGGACGGCCCAGCGTTACGGGCGAAGATGGAAAGCGCTTACGAGGGACTAAAGCCCGCCATTGATAATCTAAAATATCAGTGGATGGTCAACCGCCACACTTTTAGCCGTGGGTTTATCTATGGCCTAGATGGTCGCCGGATATACTGTGAAGACCATAAAGCCTTTAACGCACTACTTCAGGGCTTCGAGGCGGTAACTTGCAAGGCTGCTTGTGTTGAAGCTGTAAGGATGATTAAGGCAGAAGGATTAGACGCCAAGGTCATAGCGTTTTACCACGATGAAATCAACTGTGACGTCGCAGACAAGGATACTCAGCGGGTTGGAGAGATCCTGGAGTACTGTTTAGGCCCGTATGTAACCGAAAAATATAACTTGAATATCGCCATGGGTGGCACGGCTCAGGTCGGAAATTCTTGGTACGATGTTCACTAACCAAATAGGGGAATAATATGAATTTTGAAGCAGTAGAGGAAAAAGTAATTGCGTGGCACTACGCTCGAAACCTTATTGACGGCAGCAGCGACATCCAGCAATTCGAAGGGAAGCTGTTAGAAGAGGTTGAAGAGTTGCGTATGGAAATTCAGTTTGCACAAAGCCCAGTAGATTCCATAGGGGACATAATGGTTGTGCTATGTAACATTGCCACCCGCAACGGCCTAACGCTTACAGAGTGCCTTAGCCACGCCTATGGAGACATCCAGCACCGCAAAGGCCGCATGGAAAATGGCGTATTCGTTAAAGAACTTGTTGATCAATCTAAATAGGAGAAACCCAAATGCAAAAACCATATATAGTTTTAAGCCAATACCCTTATGAGTGTGAAATTGGCAGTTCACCCGATATTAGCGTCACCCACGTTTTGCATGAGAGAGATGCATCACTCCCCGAGATGCTAGAATTTTGTGAGACGTTCATTAGAGCTTGTGGGTGGACTCTTGACGGATCTCTTATCGTTCAAACAGAAGAAGAGGCGCCCCCACATGCACGTACTCATTGATGGCGACGTTGTTCTTTATCTGGCTCTCTGGCGAAATGAAACGGCAACGCTAGAGTCTGCTATTAACCACTACAACGATATTATCGAAGATACAAAGGACGCCTGTTTTGCGGATACTGTAGAAATCTTTTTATCGTCTGACGGGGAGAACTTCAGGAAAAACCTGTACCCCGTTTATAAATCCAACCGAAAGGGCAAAGAATCCCCGCCGTTTATGTCGGAGCTAAAAGCCGCGGTGTTAACGTGGGACAATTCCCGAGGATCTCCCGGAGGGGAAGCCGATGATTATTTGCTAATTCGGGCGGCAGAGCTAGACGAGCAAGGGAAGCCGTGGATTATTGCCACGGTGGATAAAGATTTAAAAACCTATCCGGGCTTATTCTACAACCTCAGAAGCCACCAAATCGACAAGGTTGGCGAAAGACGAGCGTATACTTTCATGATGCAACAGTTTGTTATGGGCGACAGTGTAGACGGCATCAAAGGCCTCAACGGCTGGGGGCCGGTCAAAACTGCTGGCATTATTAACCCGTACCATGGATTAGAGGAGAATTTTAAAAAGACCAAGGAGGTTTGGATTGAAAACAACAAAACCGATAACACGCAAGCGGCGTACAACGAAACCGCCAATCTTGCTTTCATTAGACGTAATAAAAACGACCTGTACCCATTGGACTTTTGGGCAATGTCTGGAGACGACTTTAGAAAAACCCTACGGGTTTCTGTATCGGATTACGCGAGTAGCTGACGGCAAGGACTACATCGGCCAGAAAAGCTTTCACACAAAAAGCAACCCATGGCCCTACTATATGAGTAGCTCGAAAGGTCTCAAGGCCGAGATAGAAGCGGCAGGGCCAAATTATGCTAACCTGTTTAGCTTTGATGTGCTGATGCTTTGCGGCGACCGTAATAGCCTATCTTTAGCTGAGACAACTTTGCAGATATTCGAAGACGTTATTCACAACCCCAACAACTTCAACAAATCCATAGCTGGCCAAAAGTTTCTTGGCCCCACAAAGCACACTCCAGAGACCCGCCAAAAGATTTCAGCGGCACTTTCTGGGGCGCATGATGGCCAGCATTATCCCCATTTTAAATAGAGGTATAAAATATGAGACCAAATAACAACAAATATATTGGCCAGAAATTTGGTGACCTACTTATCTTGAACTGGTTTCGCACCGGTGACAGCCAGCACCTGCACTTTTTGGCACAGTGTGGTTGTGGCGTAGAAACCACTGTAAGAAAATCAGATGTACTACGAGCACACACCACCCGCTGTGGTTATTGCTCAAAAACTGCTAAAAAGAATATCCGTTCAAGGATCTCGGAATACGTAGAAGTATTTTTTGAAAAACCTGGCGTAGAATTCTTTGCACAATCTAACGCAAAATCTAATTAATTTTAAGGGGACATAATGACCACCACCACCACCAATTACCGCAAATTTTCATCCTATGAGAATTTTATTTACCTCAGCCGATATGCTCGCTGGATTGAGGACGAGGGCCGTAGAGAGCAATGGCCCGAGACTATCGACCGCGTAATTAAAGCGTTCCAAGTTCAAACCCAAAACAACCACCACATCCCGTGGGAAGAGCTACGCACAGCCATGCTAAATCGTGATGTGATGCCGTCGATGCGTGTAATGATGACAGCAGGGAAGGCACTCGACCTAAACCATATTGCGTTGTATAACTGCGCCTTTACTGATATTGACAGCCTCGAATCTTTTTCTGAGATTCTCTATATTCTGATGCACGGAACGGGCGTGGGTTTTTCTGTTAAACAGGAATCAATGAACCGCTTACCCGTTATCGAGAGAAAGGGTAACGATCTTATCACGGTAGAAATCGAGGACAGCAAAGAAGGCTGGAGAGATTCGGTATTTGAGGGGATTGCGCTCCTGGCTGGTGGGTATCATGTGGTTTACGACTACAGCAAAATCAGGGCAGCGGGCGAACGTCTCAAGACCTTTGGTGGCAGAGCTTCAGGTCCAGCGCCCCTGGTATCTTTGCACGAGTACATAGACCGCATTTTTACAGCCGCTGGAGGCCGTAGGCTGAAGACCGCAGAATGTCATGGTATCGTTTGCAAAATCGCGGAGGTGGTAGTTGTGGGCGGTGTACGGCGCTCGGCGTTGATCTCTCTCTCTGACCTTGACGATAAATCTATGGCAGAAGCTAAAACAGGTGAGTGGTGGGTAAACCACGGGGAATATGCGCTGGCAAATAACTCCGCAGTGTACGAAACTAAACCAACGGCAGAGGAGTGGGACAAGGAATGGGGAACAATCGTGGCATCTGGTTCTGGGGAACGCGGGATCGTAAACATGCTATCCGCCAAGAAAAAGTGCAAAGAGATCGGCAGGGACGAAACCAAGATAATGGGAACAAATCCTTGCGGGGAGATTCTGCTCAGAAACGGGCAATTTTGCAACCTCTCGGAAGTGGTGATCAGGCCTGAAGATACCCAAGAAACCCTCGGGAACAAGGTAGCCTTAGCGTCGATTATTGGCACGATTCAAAGCACGTTTGACGGGATCAAAGGATTATCCCAAAAATGGATCACCAACACCAAGGAAGAACGACTACTCGGCGTATCTCTCACGGGCATTATGGGGAACAAGTTAACCAACGGCAAGGAAAGCGATTTAGAGGCCCGTTTAACGTCCCTAAGAGCCGTTGCAAACAATACTAACGTAGCGTATGCCAGGATTCTAGGCGTCCCTAAATCGGCCTCTGTGACCACTGTGAAGCCCTCGGGCACCGTGTCGCAATTGTGCGGAGTCTCAAGTGGTATACACCCCGCACATGCTTCCTCATATATCCGCAGAGTCCGCAACGACAAGAAAGACCCGCTGACTCAGCTAATGATAGATGCAGGCGTACCGGGGCAGACTGATTTTTACAACAAAGATGCCCACGTTTTCGAGTTTGGCATTGATCGGGCTGGCGAGTGTACGCGGGACGACTTCACGGCTGTAGAGTTTCTCGAAATTTGGTTAACGTATAAGAAACACTGGACAGACCACAACCCGTCGGTGACCATCTCAGTGCACGACCACGAGTGGCCAGAGGTCGGGGAGTGGGTTTATAAGAACTTCGACAATGTAGGCGGCCTTAGCTTTCTACCGTTCGACACAGGAACATACCAGCAGACGCCCTACGAGACATCTACGCAATTACCCGCAGAGGTAACAGTAGATTATTCAAGGTTACCTGAGTATGAGAAAAGCGACAACACAACCAGCGACAAGCAACTAGCTTGCAGTGCGGGCCATTGCGAAATATAGGAGAAGTAAAAGGTTTGAGAAGAAGTAAAAGTGAGATATGCTATTCATGTTTGATAGGGTGGGCGGCTATTGTAGTCCTCTCTGATAGTTTGGTTAGATTGATGTAGAAAACACGGGAGGCCTTCGGGTCTTCCGTATTTTTTTTTCGATTTAGGGGTTGACAAGGTTACCGGGTGCCCTTAAAATAGGCGCATATTAACCAAACAGAGAAAAAGATTATGAATTACTCAACTGAACTAAACATTGGCGATCTCGTTACAGTAGAAGGCCTATCAGGGACTGAAATGGAATACGTTAAAACTTTTACTGTAAAATCTGTAGGAGTTGACCGAATTAATTTTACTACCGGACATCGCCTTGATTGTTCAGGAGAGCTAGGTAATAACGGCGCTAACCTGTACACCAAGACCAATAAAAGAGTTGCACGATATGCAAGCTGGACTTGTGGCGAGCTGGAAGGTGAATAAACTATTACGTAACCTAGCGATCAGGTGGGACGCTAGAAGGCGGCAGGCGTCTATCAAGACCCTTCAGCGTATGATAGACTCCATTGAAGCCGACAACCGGGACAACCTCAGAACCATAGAGGCCATTAAAAACCAAATGTATTACGTTGACGGTAACCAGCCCGACCTACTCGACTAAACCACGGAGAACCCCATGATTTTTATTCACGCCCCAGCAGAATTAAAAGAATACGCCTACAGAGTCGCCGACCACCTCGGCCTTGACAGCTACGGGGAGACAGATGTATTCATTGAATACGAGGTACTCGGGGACATTGACGGGGCTATCTATGGAGACCATGAGAGCGCCTGTATTGAGCTAAACGAGGGCAGCAGCTTAACCGACAAGCTCAAAGCCCTCGCCCATGAAATGATTCACGCCCAGCAGCTTTTTAGGGGCGACCTAAGTTATATCAAGGCTGATATGTATTGGAAAGGCGAGAAGATGACAGAAGTGCCGTACTTTGAGCAGGGCCACGAAGTCGAAGCGTTTAAGCTAGAAAAAGAAATATACGAAATGTGCAAATAAGTGTTGACAGGGTTACCGGGTTCTATTAAAATAGGCCCATATTAACCAAACAGAGAAAAAGAAAATGACTAACTCAGAAATTAACAACCTTCAAAACATCGTAATGGGCTATTCTTATAATGAGCAACTAATCAACAACGCCATTGTTTTAGCGGATACTTTCGAAGTTAAGCACCTTCTAATTGCGTTAAAATCTGGCCGCAACTCTTTTGAATCCCGTATGGTCTTACAATCTTTTATTTGCAGGTTACAACAAAAATAATTGAAATAAGTGTTGACAGGGTTACCGGGTGCCCCTATAATAGCACCATCAAGACGAGAAAGACCCTAACCAACTAAAGAGAGAAAGATAATGTACAATTTTACTCAAAACGAAAAACTCGCCGCTCTGCACCTTGTTGATCAGTGCCTCGACGGCATGTGTGGTGATCGTCCAATGGATTTAGAGAGTGACCCGTATACTTGGTGCCATGTTGATGTACTTATTTCGCAAGGTTGGAGCAAGCATGCGGCCGCAGGAACTTACGGTGCTTTAGCTGAGAAAGAGGCACTTTATATAGAAAAGGATGTCAATTATCACGACGGTGCATGGACAGACATCATATCTCACGACCTTTATGAATGGGCCGAGAGTCACTGGGATGAGTTTGTAGCCAACGGAAAACCTAAGAAGTAAAACACCAACGGCCCTCCGGGGCCAAAGTTATTTTAAAAATAAATGAAATAAGTGTTGACAGGGTTACCGGGTTCTATTAAAATAGCACCATCAAGACGAGAAACACTAACTAAATACAGGAATGCAGACGATGATGGGATTAACTACTAAAAAATGGCATGACCACTATTCTGTTAGGATTACTGACTATCCTACTCTCGGATATGAGGTATTTAAGCGTAAAGACGGCTGGCATGTAGTGTCCGAGTGTACTGGAGAACCTGCTTTCTATGTCTCTGTTTTTCCAACTAAGCGACAAGCCTATAACGCAATTATCGACCACAACAATTAGGAGAGTAGATATTGCACTAGCTGAAGATATAAAGAACACCCACGGCCCTCCGGGGCCAAAGTTATTTTGAAAATAAATGAAATAAGTGTTGACAGGGTTACCGGGTGCCCCTATAATAGCACCATCAAGACGAGAAAGACCCTAACCAACTAAAGAGAGAAAGATCATGGAATTATTTAACAACAAACGTGTGATGGCCAACATGAACAAAGCAATTAAAGTTATGGGTGTCGCTTCAGAGATGGCGGGTGTTGAGTGGAAGCAAGGCGACCGTTTTGGAATTAAAGACCTTCTGGCCATGTGGGTTAAATACCCGGAAGTTTTCCCCGAGCAGCTACAGGCCCAAATGCAAGAATTTTATGATTTGTTTTATGCCGAAGTTTTAAAACGAAATTCGTAAAAACACCAACGGCCCTACGGGGCCAAAGTTATTTTGAAAATAATTGAAATAAGTGTTGACAGGGTTACCGGGTTCTATTAAAATAGCACCATCAAGACGAGAAAGACCCTAACCAACTAAAGAGATAAAGATTATGACTAACTTAAACGCCGCAACCCTCGCCAACATCACTGAAGCCACTGACGTAAACGACCACAACAGCGCTTTAGCAATCCTAGCCTACGCCCTTAATAACGAGTGGATGATCACTGAAATTACCAACCTGGACAACGCACACCTAGATTTAGGTTACATGACGGAAGAAATGATGAATGACCGCCGCCTTATTGCTCGCAGCTTGATGGATTGCGCCCGCCTCGCTTATTCTAACTTTGACGAAATCGAAGCAGCATTTTAAGAAACACCAACGGCCCTCCGGGGCCAAAGTTATTTTGAAAATAATTGAAATAAGTGTTGACAGGGTTACCGGGTTCTATTAAAATAGCACCATCAAGACGAGAAAGACCCTAATCAACTAAAGAGATAAAGATTATGAACACTAAGCAAATCGAAACACTAAAAGCAGCATGGGCCGGATTTCAAAGCACTGAAATGTCACAAATCACAAAAGCTTACAACTTCATTAAAAGCCTTCCACAAGCTTGGATCATAGTAGTAAGCGAAGCCGAAATTGATTTCCTAAGTGACGTCGCAATTGAAGCAATCAACGAAATGAAAGAAGATGGGGAGTGGTTGTAAAATGCACGGAATACGCGAAGCAATCATCCGAGACCTATCAGACAGCGATCTAAACGAATTGCTGACTGATCTGGATGTATCCCCCTACGATTACCATGAAGCCCGCAAAGAGGCCGACAGGCGCTCTCAGGCTCCCCCAGGAGTTAAGACGGCAAAACCCCGCTTTTCTTATGCAACTAACACTTTAACCGGAAAAGATTTTTAATTTAGGGGTTGACAATGTTACCCGGTGCCCCCATAATAGTAGCAGCGAGAAAAATTTCCAAAAAAAAACTACAGAGAGAAAAACCATGAATAATGTTAAAAATCCAACAAATCAGTGATCTAGATCTTTCGTCGATACGTACCCCCACCCGATACAAGAAATGCAAAGATATAAGAAAGACCCTGAGAGCGCAGAAAGCAGCCTCTCGCAAGCTCTACACCCGATAGGTCTAAACCAAATCAAAAAGGCTATACTATGAAAAATGTAATGGATGAGTTGCTGGAAGTGATCGAGGCTACCGACTATAAAAGCCGGGGTTACCGATGCTTCACTAGAAAGCTAGTATTTTCCGCTATTAAAGAAGACCTGCTTGAAGACATCCTAGAAAAGCTCTTTTCCTCTCTGGTTAGCTCTGACGTCGCCGAGGTGCCCGCTACTGCGATGGCCCGCAGGCTCACTACACGTATGGCGAATGGATTAGGCGTGGATCTGGTAGGCACCAAGGGCATCATTAAGACGGGTATAGAAATTCTGGATTGGTTCGCGAAGGTCGGAGTGGTGAAGGCTATTAAACGTGAACAAATCGAGGAAAAGGGCAGCAAATTAGTTAAGAAAGAAAGCTGGTTTATCGAGATACTTGTCGAAACCGAGGGAACCGAAAAGGATATATACTGCGACCCCCGCAAACCCTTTAGGCCTTGGACAACGCCAACCCGCTTTGAGAATGGGGTTTTGGTGCCATTGGTTAAACGTGCGGATCAAGTGAATATGCTACACCACTACACCTTTGAGCAGATCCCGCTGATGTATAGGGCAATCAACCGCCTTGGCGCTACAGCGTGGGAAATCAACAGTGACTTGCTGGCATACGCTAACATTATCGACGAAACTAACTCACCATTAGGCGCACTGGCGACCCCTGAGAGCCTTAGCGCCGCTTATCGTGCCCTCGGTAACGAAAAGGCATCAAAGTCCCGTAGGAAGGCAGCAGCGAAGACTATCGGACTACATGAGAAGCGCAGCGTCTTTAACACTATCCACGATTTAGCCATTGAGTACCTCGGCCACGAATTGCATTTCACACACAACTTTTGTGGAAGGGGTCGCCAATACGCCCTAGCGCCCCACCTAAGCCCGCAGGGTGCCGATATTGCCAAGGCGTTGCTAGTGCTCAAAGATAAGGTGCCACTAGTCGAAACTGATTTTTGGATACACTTGGCAAACTGCGCTGGCGAAGACAAGCTAACTTTTGATGATCGGGTTAAATGGGTCGATGATAACATTGAGACCTTGAGAGCCATTGGGGTTGATCCTGTAGGCAACTATGATCTTATTGAGTGCCTCGGGGTTCACCGGGAAAAGAAGACGTATTATCAGTTTATTGCTTGCTGCCAGGATCTGGCAAAGTATCTAGCATATGACGGCGTTTTTCTGACGGGGATCATGTTGGGCCTCGATAGCACTTCCTCGGGTAACCAAATCCTGGCAATGATCGCCAAGGATGACGAGGTTGCAGAGTACGTCAATATATCAGCTACTCCAGACGGTAAACCCGGCGACCTCTATAGGTACGTTGGTAAGTTTGTGCAGCAAGGTTTAAAAGGTCTTACACTCGACAGCATCCCTTTGAAGCTTCAGCAATACGCCAACCTTGACGCTATCGCCGATTTGGCTAATCTCCCCGAAGGCCACAAAGGGTTTCGCAAGATCACAAAGCGCATTTGCATGGTGTTACCGTACAGCGGTACACGATACGGGTCAGGCGAGATTACTAAAACCGACCAAATGGATCACGGCATACCCGAGATGGAGGCGTTAAACTTTGCGGATTGTTCTGTGGTGGGTGGCTTGATCTATGATAAATGCGTAGAGTCTGCAAAGAAGTCTATGGGGATACTGGCGTATCTTAGGGACGGTGTGGACTTTGCGGAAGAGGGGCCAATGCTTTCTTGGGTGATCCCCCAGACTAACTTCAGAGCCTTTCAGGTCAAAGAAAAGACATACGAGGAGACAATTACAGGCGTTATAGGCGGGGAGTCACTAGGGCTAAAGGTACACATTCCAACAGGCGAGCCAAACAAAGCAGGCCACAAAAACAGTATTGCACCGGGCATTGTGCATAGTTTAGATGCGGCCATGCTTACTATGATAGTCAATGGGATACCCGAGGAGCTACCAGTTGCAGCCATACACGATCAATTCTGTGTGCCTATGGGTCACATGGCAGAACTAGTCAACTCAGCGAGGGACGCGTATGCCGCAATTGCTTGCAGAGATAACTTCGAAACCCTTTGTGAATCGGCGTTTAACGTGAAGCGCCCATTACCACCCTCAGGCCGTTGGGATGTGTCGGAGCTGGCAAGCACTGATTACTTTATCTGCTAACCCTACAACTACCAATATTATGGCCCTTCGGGGTCTTTTTTCGTTATATTTAGCTCAAAAAGTTAAAACTACCCATTATAGAAGAGACATAATCACTGGTCGCCGTAGAATACGGTTTCTAAAGTAAATCCAAATTATGACCTTTCTACCACCCCAGAGTTACGGCTCTGTGGGTGTTCTTCGGGATTTTAAGGCTTAAAAGTTAAAACTACCCATTATAGAGAAGAATAGTCCCGACAAGGGTAAGCCCTACTTTGTAGGCAGCGCAAATCACTGATGAGAATCGGCGCTATATAAGTAAGATTCGAAACCCCCTACCTCTCACTTTAAGTGGTAGTAGCTGGGGGTATGGTTTTTAGTGGTTTGCACTAAGAGACAGACGAATAACCGGAGTAATCATATAATACCGGTTAGCCATAAGATGTGGCCTTATATGTATCCTAGGTACACGGGAGAAACAACAGTATACACGGGTGCCCTATGGGGTATCTAGGGAAGGTCTGTCTCTTAGGGAAACCACCTAAGATTACATAAGTATACTAAGGTACAACCTACAACGACTAACAAAGAAATAGAAGTAGTAGTTGATAGAGTATCTTAGGTATACTTAGGTACAAGTTAAGGGCAGTGTCCCTAATAGATTTTGAAGATTATCTACCCTTAAATAAAAGATAATTGAAATAAGTGTTGACAGGGTTACCGGGTGTGATAAGATAACCCCACATTCAACGAAACAAGAGATAAAGATTATGAACAACTTACTTTTAAATATCGTTACTGAGCAAGCCGAGCGCATGATGAGCCGCAAAGGTGTTGTTGATTATAAAGCCATTGAAGCCTTAGTAGCTTTCCACGGAACTATGCGAAGTGCTAACGCAGAAGAGAAAGCCGCGGTGTTATGGGAGATTGGCAGCAGCTACCCTTGTAAAGTAGGTGAGCCTGTATAGCAGTGACCCCAGGAGGCCTCTAGGGGCTTCCTAAGCTGTTTTGTATAGAAGGCCTAATCATGTATCACTTATGATATAGAGTAGCTGATATAGGCGTGTATGCGCTTATAAGTGATATTTGAAAAGGAGATTAAGTGATGAGTGAAATACTGCGAAACATGATGCGCACACCTGATGGCACAATGCTGCATTCAGTCCATCGACACGACTTCAGAGAACATCAAGACGCTAACGGTAAAGTTTACATGTTGGATGGTGGTCTTGATTATGTTAGACATTCTGCCCACGGTGACGAAGATATGTTTACTCTTATGTCAGACGATAGCCATGAAGTTATTAGGGAAGTAGTAACGTGGGGAACATACGGCAGAGAAGGGGACCAGCTTATTACGCACGTTAAAATTGTTGATATGGACACAGAGCATTTACAAGCCTGTATAGATGGGATGAGGCGCTACCCACGACCAGCCATGTACAAAGTAATGCAAGATGAACTGGATTATCGAAGAGAGGGCTAAATTAATAGGGGTGTTTCGTATGATTTACAAATGCTCCAGATGTACAGAACCAGCAACAGTAGGCACCTTATGTGCCAAGCATACAGCCACCATGGCACTAGATGGGAAGCCACGCTACAGGGGCGCCCATAACCGCAACTTCTACGGTTCTGCTAGGTGGCGAGGTCTTAGGGAGCTGGTGCTATCACAACAGCCCTTATGTGCCTGTTGTAACCATTACGGCACCACTAGGCCAGCAGCAGAGGTTGACCACATCTACCCTATCAGCCACAGCCCACAGCTATTAGCTACCCTTTCTAACATGCAAGGCTTATGCAAGGGGTGCCACAGTAGAAAGACCCAGCACGAGAAGCGGGGCGTGGTGTATGACTACCTGAAGCTAATCATCATTGACCTCAATACTGGGGCTGTAACAACACTTAAATAATCAGGAGGTGACCCATTAAGTACATCCACGTTAATCAGCACATCATTCGGTCTAATAAGAAGCACAACGAGAATAAACCGGTGCTGACTGTGAAGGATGGTAAGACTAACACCTACGGCCATGCGGTAGAGATACACGGGCCGAGCACTGTTATATACGGTGGCAATGATAAGCCGCTGCTATCGTGTGGGGCTAGGGTGGTGATCAAGACTGATGCAGAGGTTGTTATCATTAATGAAGACGCACCAATATAGTGCGCTCCCTTGAGTAATAGGAAAAATTATTTTATTTTGACGAAAAATCCCATAAAATC